GAGAGGGGAAGGAACCAGCTGGTGATGCATACATAAATGTTTCACCGTTAGTATAATCAACGCCTTGATCAAGTAGCTTCTGCAATCCTGAACGGACAAGAGCGGTTGTAAATGTGTTATCTGCGGACAGAGTAACATCATTTGCTGTAGCGGATTGGATAATATCCACCGCCAGGTAATTCTCAACCTTTTTAGCTAACCCATAGCCCATAGACTTAGCATAGAGAGAAAATAGATCATAAGAACTTTGAACTCTTACAATATCTTCAATTCTCTTAGCTTCGTAAGCATGCTGGTTAATTGAGATTGAGGCTTCGCCATCTGTTTGCGCTGAATAAGTAACCGCTGTATCTGCTGATTTAGCAGCTGCAGTTTCTTGAGAAACACGAGGTACGTGTACCGTATCTCCAGCAACAAGATCGGATACATTAGTAACCTGATTTCTTATTCTGAATGTTCTTTCAGCGTAATCTAATATAGCCTCTTTCCATACTTCAGGAATGAATTTTGTTGCAGTTGAGACTGTAACATTAGCCATTTAAGACTCCTTAACTATTTTGCTTCCTCATAATATCGGCAAAGTGTTTTTTTCTTTCAGATGGTGCAAGCTTAGACCACTCTAACGGTTTGCCACCTGATACACCTCCACCACTATTATCTACTTGAGGAACTTTATTTGTAAATTCTGTTTTCATCTGTTCCAAGGTTTCAGAATCTAATTTGGAAATCTTATCTCTAAGACTTTCTGGAAAAGACTCTAATAGCCTTTCTTTCCTTGATTGTTCAATAGATTGAAACTTCTCTGCATCAGCTTTATAAGCATCTCGTTCAGTTGCAGCCTCTTTATAAAGAGCTTCAAACTCTTGTTTTTCTTCTGCTTCTGCAACCTCTCGTTTCTTAATGCTGTCTTTTAATTCTGATAACTGAGATTCAAGGTCTTTCTTGGCATCATTGAGTTCTCTGAAACGATAGCCTGGAACACTATAATCTTCAGCTTTTTCGTTGCTAGTTACGGCATCAGTTTCTACGTTCTGATCTACGGCTGGAGTTTTAACGTCCTCCACGACTTGTTTGTCTTCTGACATTTTGTACCTCTTTTGTGAGTTATTATTATCCAAGAATTAACTCGGATTTACCGCCTCCACTTTTTAAGGCTTTTTTAATCTGCCTATCAAAGTAATCAGCAATAAATTCTTCTTCTTCTGTTGTAACAGGATTTTTAACAGTAGAGATTGCTCTCCCTAATTTTTCCTGCCTATTTGCTTTTACAGCTTGTTGCGGTGGCATACCTATTGTAACCTGATTGTTATTTGCACGCTTTACCTTTAAGCTGTTTAACATATCGCTAGTAAGTGTTAGATTAACATCTGAACGACTACTAGGCTTAAATGCTGTTGCCTGTCTTTTAAATTTTCCCTGTTGCTTTCTTCTCCAATAAGGATTTCTTGACTTATTAGAATAAGGTTCAAACTTACCATTTACTCCATAGCCCTCTTGGGTTCTTTTAATCATCATTCCAATAATTTCTGATGCCATAGCAATAAGCTTCTGTTTTGTAGTTAGCTTATCAAATATTTTGTCTATATCAACAGGTCTATCCACTTATTGAAACCCCTCTTTTTTGTGCTTCTTTTTTTGCACCCTTAGGATTAAACATTTGCACTTGCTTAGTATAAAGCCTCCATTGATGCCTACAATTAAACCCACCACGTTCAATAAAAGCATTAGGCGCAACACTTTCTATTTGTTCCCTTGTCATCTTACCGCTAGACATAAATTGCAAACATAGAGGTCTGGTCTTTTTATCAACTGGACCAGAATAAACATAAGATACATTAGTTGGTAATTGATCAGCCATTAATGATGTAATAGAAGCGCTATAATTACTAAGGGCGGTGGTAACTAGGGTATCAATCTGATCTGGTCGTAAATCAGCCTCTATGCCTTTTATTATATCATCTTTAGTTAATCCACCAAGTATTCCAGATGTGATATTACCTTTTATAGACGTTGCTATGTCTATTGCCATCTTATCAAAAAAAGTAGATTGATTTACTTTGGTTATAGCCAGTAATGTATCTTGCGATATATCTGCGAACTTATCCATATTTCGCAATGCCCTAGAATACAATAAATTAAGATCATCATAAGAGTTTTTAAATTGCTTATCAGCAAATATAACTTTCTTAAAATCTCTTTGCGATAAGATATTCAAGATCTGGTCTTTAGTTTGACCAGCTTTGATTAATTGAAATACCTGATCTGTTAATCTACTAACTAAAGCTAGATATTGTTTTTTAAACTTATCTAATTCAGACATTAACTACTTAAAGCCTCCGCTAATAAAGATCCAGCTGTATTTTCTTCAGTTTGATCTGGTGCTATTTCAGCAGCCATTTCATCAATTTCTTCTTCAGTAAGATCTGGGTTATACTTTCGTAAGTAATCCTTAGGGCTACTAATACCATTTGCCCATTCCCAATCCCATTGTGCTCTTTCTTCTTGCGCTGTTAATGGGAATCGTGGCTCTGTAAAATCTACACTAAATTCTTCGGATACTCTTTTATTGTGCGTTTCTAATATTGCTCGATCTACTTCAAATCTGTTGTTTTCTACAGATCTCCAGATCATTTGATAGTCCGACATTACCGCTTCAGTAAGATCTATTTCTGCCATTTTAAGAGCTTCACCGCTAATAAAAGCCTCACGACCTACTGACCATTTCACTTTTAAATTATTGTTATAAGCAACGGAATCAACATAAAATCTAATAGCATTTATATAATCATTTATATTTCCACCTGGACTTACAAAGTTAAACGATGCCCCCTCAGGCAATACCATTGGTTTATCTACACCAAGAGAAACCTGACTAGCATTATCTATTCCTGATATAACAGGTTGCCCTAATGCTTGTAATCGCATAGCTAACCCAAGCTCAGTCATTAATAGATTGATCATTAGATTGGCGTTTACAATATCACTTGCACCATTGCGAACAAAGTCTGTGGTATATGGGTGTCTATGGCAAATTGTAAAAGGTAAAATTCCATAAGGATTTATATTGCCATCATTTACTGATTCAACCGTTCCATTTTGATCAACAAGAAAATGCTCATCTGCTGACCAATATGCATACACTACTTTATCTTCTTTTTTCTGTCCGTGATTATAAATAGGATATATATAAGCAAATGGCTTTCTAGCTCTAGCTTCGAATACTGGCTCAAATTCTATTATTTGATCATATTCAATCTTTTGTTCTTCTTCGTTAAATCTACTTCTTATTAAATGAGAGCCTAATAAATAGGTTAACCTTTCGGCTGTTAGCATAGATTGATCTAGGTCTTTTACATTTTCTAAATAGTCCTCATTAGTTCTGGTTGGGGGGTTTTTATACCCAATAGCCCTAGCGTTTACCAATTTAGAAGTAATCGATTGTGTAATTAGGGGAACTTCTAATGTAGTAATAGGGAAATATTTACCTAGATCGTTTTCCATTTCGCCTTGCATTCCCTCATAGTAAGAAAGAAATCTGTATCTTTCTTCGATATTATCTTTTGATACGTCTTTTAGAAATTCTTTTAAGGAACTTCTTACAACGTCTTTATTTTCAACGATCATATTATACTTACCATTTCATTGATGTTGCTGTTCGTTGAACTATTGGATATTTGTATTCTATTAAATAAGTGGCTGCATCTAAACTATGCGTTAATTGTAAGTTAGACTTATCAATACCACCCTTTCTATCTCGCTGAACTTGCTCTAAATCTTTTATTAAGTATTTACATTTTGGATCAATAGTCATACTGATTTTACCGCTTGCATCTTTTAGCTTTCTATTTAAAGCGTTTAATCTATCAATGTTGCTAGGGTGATTTTTTCTAGCATATACTTCAAATCCAAAGTCTTTTAATATTTGATGATCACTTCTATTTGATGTTGTAGATCTTGCATTACCTGCTGGATCAGGATAGACTTCCTTTACCTTAGACCATTTTTCTTTTATAGCCTTACAAATCATTTCAGTTGATGAATTGTTTTGTCTTATCTCATCTATATAATGAATTGTTTGATCTCCATATATTGAAACTAATACTGCGCTCATATAATCAACATTAAAATCAATGCCAACTACTTGATATGAGCTTAACTCCTCTGCTACTTTTAGATGTTCATTTCTATTAAATGCCCACGCTGCACGATTAGCAGCGGTTTCAAAGCTTGCTAGAAATTCTTGATTATAAGCTCTTTCATCTAAATTGCTTTTAGCTAACTTTAATTCTTCCTCATTAACAAATCCTCCATCTATTGTACGATACTGCCAAGACTTCCAATCAGGATCTGATCCTTGCCCTTTTAAAAAATAATCATAAAAATTATTTGAACTAAATCCGTCTGGTGTACCAATAAGCAATGCGTTTCCCTGTGTAGTTGTTAGCATAGGATAAATCACTTCTTCAAATACTCCAGCCTTTTGATAGGCGTACTCATCAAGAACAACCCTTGAGAGTTCTGCGCCCCTAAGACTATCTGCTGCATCTGATCCCTTAATCGCAATCGTGGCACCTGATCGAGTACAACTCATTTGCGTTTCGTTGATCCTCCAGCCCCCTTGGCTCAGTATAATCGACTTTAGTGTTTGCCATACTGTTAGTTTGCCTTGCCTGTAAGTCGGTGAGATATACCAACGATTCTCTCCCTGATGCATCTCCCCCTTTAATAGAAACATTAACCCCAGAACCGACTTTCCGAATCTCCGCCCAGCCGTTATTACCTTGAACCTTGCTGGGTGGCTTAATATTTCTTTTCTTTCTTTTGTTAATCTTAGCTCCATTCATCTTTTCTTTGTCCTATTCTTATTCTTATTCTTTGTCTTTAGGTTTCTACAAAGGGCTTACAAGCCCCTTACTCTTTTTCATCTATAATAGGATCATCGAATTCCAACACCCTTACAGGTTTATAATCCTCCATAACAATATGTTCTTTAGCTTTGCCCTCTAGTCTTTCGGCAATAAACTGTACCGCCCAAGACTTTCCTTCTAATGCATAGTGAAATACTTTTCTCATTACAACTTCCAGTTTATCCATTCCATCTAATGTTCCTTCTTCATCTGAAATGTGTCTTAAAATATCAGGTATAGACCTTGATCCTTTAGGTCTGCCGTGTCCTACTGATGCAGTATTGCCAGAAACAAATTGACCTTTTTTGTTCCGATTTTTACCGTTATCAATCGGCTCAGACATATTATTTAGGCTGCCAAGCTTGGCTAAATTCTTTATCTTTAAAGACTTCTGATTTAGGAATACCATTTCTAAATAAAAGCCTTACCACCTCTTCCTTTTCCATTCCCAGTCTTTTCATTATCTCATCTCCAGAAAGCCCCTGCTTTTTTACCATATCTGAAACAATGTTAGACATTTCAAGAACTCCGTGCGTTCCCCTAGCACGATTATGTCTGATCGTTGCCATCTGTTGCTGCGCTTTATCTTTAGGTCTGACAATTACAACAGGTACCATATTATCGGTTAAAGTATTAACAGACTTATGACCTGAAACAGTCCACCTATGAAAACCATCTACAATAGTGTAATCTGGATTAATTACAATAGGTTGTGTCCAACCATCTTCTAATATTGATGTTTCTAATAGTTTTAATTCTGGCGGTGCAACTTTATTTGGATTATAGTTATTAGGCTTCAGCTTATCCCTTTCAATCCATTTAATCTCATTTAACGGCTGGTTATCCAGTTTACTCATATCCTATACTCCTTAAACGGCTTACGAGAATGATCCATAATATTTGGACTCTTTCTTTCGCTATTCATTAAAAACTTTAATTCGTTTTTTTGTTCTGAGCTTTTTTTTGGTAAATCGATTAACCAATCAACATATTTATCTCTCTCTTTTAACCTTTTTAGCAGTATTTCTCCATCTATTTTTTGTGGCTCTGGATACCTATATTTAAGATCATCTTGTATTTTAGCCTGATTTATAACCTGAACTGCTTTTTTAGGTCGCCCCATCTCCCAATATTCATAACCATTATGCTCAAAATATAAATATTGTTTTGAGTAAAACGATTTAATCTTTCCTTTATCCCTCATATACTCAATAAAAGCTTCAAATGTTTCATCGTCTTTTACTCTATCCCTGGTAGTGTAGCAATGAGGAAAGCTCTTTGAATATGATTTAGCATAAACCCAAGGAGCTGATTTTATAAATTTATCTACATCTTCCTTATTCAAGAATATTGCCTCTTTGCTTCTTCTAAGGTAATTCCCAATCTTTCCCTTTGTGTAACAGATTGATTGTTTAGAGTATTAGATTGTCTTCCTTTCATATCTCCACGGACAGCAACCTTGCATAGCCATTTCCAAGATACACCGCTTATAGGGTGTGGTTCTTCTTTAGGTATAGGCATACTTGTTCTGTTTTTATGTAGCTTCATATATTGATTTAAACTTCTTTTAACGGAATTTTTTGCATCGTGATCATAGCTATCTAGTATTACATTAATATATTCTGACCATTCCATATTGTCTGGTTTTTTATTTCCAGAACTATACAATTCTGTATTTCCATATCTCCAAGCTGTAGCAACACCTTTAACCCTATATAGCATTTTATGCCACATCTCAGGAAAGCATTGGCTATACAACCATAATCCCCTTAATGGTTCTTCTCCGTACGGAGGGCATACTCTCTGTGTTAAAAATTTTCCGTATAATTTAGTCTGATTATATACATCATACGTCTTGTTGTAGTCCCAGCCAAACTTATGGACAGCTAACCAAACATCTTCACTTGACCAATCATATATTGGAAATGCCCTATATTGATTTCTTTTGCCCTCAGATTTAGAATTTAGATAAGCATCATTTTTCTTTGCAGCAATCACCTGGAATCTTCTAAGGCTTTCTTGTGTCCTAATGCCTGTTAGCATAGCAATCTTACCCTCAGATCTTTCATATAGGTAAGGAGAAAACTCTTGAAAAGACATACCTTTTCTAAAATGCTTGTGTTCTTTTATAGCGGTTTTAGGCATATCCCTAACCCAAAGATCTTTTTTATCTTTATCCCAAGTGTACCAATAAGGTTCTTCATTTGAACAAGCGTTTCTATGTTTAAATTCTAAACAATACCAATGAAAATTAAGATCTGGGTTTTTTGCAACTCTTTCTACATATTCAATAGTGGGAGGGTGTATTGCTTCCTCATCAAAAAAGACAACATCTAAGGGTAATTTGTTTTTTTCTTTTGCTACTTCTAATGCGCAATGTAAAACAGCCGTTGAATCTTTGCCCCCAGAAAAAGAAACAACAACCTTATCAAACGAATCGTAAATTGTTCTAATTCTTTCAAGGGAGGTTTCCCAGACGTTCTGATCAATATATTCTTTTTTTCTGGTTCGCACTATTTTGTTCTTATTTCTTCAAGCTCTGAGGCTTTTACACCACCAACGATTGTTCTGTTTATCATTGGGTGCTCTATATCTGTTGGACCAAAATCGCTATCAGGGTGAAAAGCTATAACGTCCATAGATTCATCTTTTGTATCAAATTTATGTGTTCCAACTGGGTGCTTTTTTCCATCATTGCCTTTAGCAATAGAACTTCCGTCCCATTCTTTTATTATAAAAATCATTCCAGCAACGAGCGGAAGATTCCCAAATGGCGTAATACATTCTCCGTTACCTTTAGCTACAATACCTATTCTATGGCTTGGGTGGGTATGCGGTGTCTGGGTAATATTATTAGGAAAGTGTAAATGATTTAAGCAAGGATCTCCCATTTTTACAGGCGGTATTAATAAGCTATCTGTGCAGCCATCTATATATTTTAATCTTCCTTTTTCCTCAATTTCTCCACCTACAGTAGTAACTGCACTATATTTATTAACC